CCAGGTCGTATTTCCTACGAACTTTGTGTGGTGTGTATGTGGGCAACAGTGTTAGGGCAATGTTGGCAAAAGTAGGCACATAGGTTGTGGTGTCATTGATTACCACAGGCACATAATGGATGTCTGAGTTTAGCCCCATGTTCCAGCTGGTGATCACCACTGGCACTTCGTTGAATCCGTGATCGCCCAGGTATTCAAACAACAGCACAGGAGGAGGCGTGCCATAATCGCCAGTTGCCAATGACGCATCACCAAAGTAGCTTTTGGTGGCTACTCTGAGAAAAGTGATCACTGCCAGCATATAATGTGCTTCATGTGCGTCATTGGCTGTAAAGTCTGCTGTGACAGTGATTTCTCTGGGACCACCATTGTTGTAGGTGTTGATGGGATAGTTCATGCCCTGCATCTGTTTCTGATCATAGTCCAAACTGGTCTGCAAAAAAACCTGTGGAGTTGTGGGCCAGATCATGCCGTTACTGTTCTTGATGGGGTCCATGAGTGCTTGATCGCCTTCTTTGAGGGCTGCTCGAGAATAAAACTTGTCGATGCCACCTTCTTTGGGGCGTAGTCTGGCACGCCAGTCATAGCTCTCACTGAGAACTTCTGATGTCTGCAAGCCAGGAAAGCTAGCGATCTCTTGTTCAAACTCTGAAAAACTCACCTGCACACGGCGCTGTATCAGACTGTCGAAAGCATTGTTGCGGAAATCTGGTGTGCCGCCACCCAGTCCAGGAATAGCAGTGTCCAACAAATTCTGTAACCCACCACGTATAAGGGGGTTGTTGATGTTTCCGATTCTGTTGCCAACTGAGTTGTTAAGACGGCTCAGTCCTGAACGAAATCCTGCATTGAGTATTCTCTGAAATGGCATGAAGTTCTCCTGTTGCCGGGTATTTATCCACACAAAAATATGCTGTTTTAATGCTTGGCCAGAATCTTCAAGATCTTCAATGGTTTGCTTGACATCTGTATAAATCAGTGTAATATATACTGATGTTCAATTTATTTCACACATTCTGACACGGAGACATCATGTCCACTGGCAAAAAAGTCAACTATCTGAACAACAAAGACATCCTGAAAGAAATCCACAAAAGCAAAATGAGCTTTTGCTGGTTGCAGGATGAAAAGTATTACATGTTTGACATCATCCTGGATGATGTGGACAAGATCAACGACAAGACACTAGCACAGGCCAAGCAGAACAGGGCTAACCGTCTGCAATCAGAAGCCTATGCAGAAGCTATGCTCAAGCACACAGGCACAGACTATCGCAACAAGCCCAAGCAGAAAGACTTTGCTGTGGATACAGACACCATTGCAGATGGTGATGTTACATTCCGTGTGATGACCTATGAACATATTCCTGATGAGCCAGGACGCAAAAAGAATCCCAAAAATGAAGCAGAAGAGAGTGCCAAGGTGAACTTTCCGCCATTCAAGCACTATGCCTATGTGCGTGGCAAAGTCAAAGAAGTTGCTCGCAGTCACTGGCAGGGCG